AAAACCAGATACCCAACCGCAGTATTACCAGTCCCATCTGCTTGATTAGCCGCCAAAGCACTCGCACCCACCGCAGTGTTGGTGGATACATTGCCAGCACCACGGCCTACGGTGAGGTTATTGATTGTGCTGCTAGTAGTAACAGTCGTAAAAGTACCCGCCGCAGCAGAAGATCCGCCAATGGTTGCACCATCAATCGTGCCGCCGTTGATGTCGGCAGAGGTAATCGTTAGAGAGGAAACGGTATCTCCGTCTTGCAAAGCAGAATCCGCAAGAGATCCCTGCGCGGAGGTTGCAAGTCCGGCCTCGGATGCAGTCTGGTTGATCCACTTGCTTGAGGTCGAGTCATAAGCCAGCACTTCATTGTCAGCAACGGAAGTGATAGTCACATCGGACAATTCGGATAGCTGATCCTGATCGGCCAAATTGTTGTCCGAGAATGCGCCTGTGGTATCCAATGCTCCCATCGTGATCCAAGCGTCATTCGCCTTGTTCCGCATCTTCAGCAGATCGTTGTCGGTATCTGCCCACAACATACAGGCATAAGTCGGGGAAGGCTCTGTCGCGCTTTTGTGGAGCGAAACAGTCACCTCCAGATTGTTGTCGTGATCTGTGGCGGTTAGTGGTACGCCTTTTGTCGCTCTAGTGACTACGCCTGTCATGGTTTTCCCCTTAGCCGAAAGTCACAGTCCAAGTGACCTTCAACGCGTCTGATGCGGATTTGGTGATTGCAGAAAAGGTTGCCCGGTTCAGCATCGTGCCGCCGCTAGAGGCGTTGAAAATACCAGCCTCGACAATCGTGCCAGTACCAGTGCCAGCCGGGAAATCTCCGACATAAGCGATGGCATTGTTGGTCACATTCTTACTGGTCAAGGTCACGCGGCCTGTTTCTGAGCCGAGCGTGGTATCGCCCACCACGACTGCGGTGTTGTCTGTTCCAATCGCCATGTGAGAGAAAGCCGTACCTGACCCAGATACCAGAGTTGCCACAAGGTTTTTTCCTGCGGTGACGATGGTGTTCGGAGTGAAGATTTCCTGCTTCACATTGCCCTGCGGGTCGATTACTTGAATCAGCACATCGCCCTTGATTTTCATGGACTCATTCATTGCCATTCGCTCCTGTATTGCTCAATGAGTTCCGCGATTTTCTGGCGATATGCCACATAATCGGGGTGGGTGGGATCAGTGACCCCAAGGTTTATGAGGCGCATTTCCTCGTTCTTCGGATACAACGAATCTATTGTAGCCTCAAGCAAGGTTTTTGCTCGCGCTTTCTTTTCTTCGGTCGAAGCGGTGACGATCTTCATGGTTCCACCGTTGGGAAAAGTATTAGCGCATTCTGATAGACCATGCCGACCATGATTCGGCGGCCATTCCATTCGGGAATGTTTTGGTCTGGGTCAGCATCCCGCAAGACCACCAGCCCATCTTGGGTGGCATAAATCCCATCGCCATCAAGCAGGTCGGCCTCGCCTTCAAAATAATGCTCGCCTTCATAGCCCACATTCACGACCGCTTTGATCGTGACATGGCCGGCGTCCATCGTCCCCTGTACCTTGACGATCAAATCCTGCGGGCGCATCCGACCGTATTCGTGATGCACCCCCTCGGTGGGTAGGGCATTGCCGACCACGATCTCCTGAACTTCATCGGTCATTCAAACACCCCTACGGTGGTCAGATCAGTAATCACAAACACCTTGCTGGTTCCATAATCGCCGGTTTCAAAAACGGCATCTCGCGCTTCTGCGCTGGCCTCCGAGGTGATCTCGATGCTGTCGGTTTCTTCTTGGTAGCCAAACAGCAGCCCGGTGATGTTCGGAAAGCCCTCAGTCAGCGTGAACGCCTCGTAGAGCCGCAATTCCTTCTCGAAGGCAATGGAGGATGAGATAGACAGAGAATCGCTTAGAACCGGCTGTGAGGCGACTGAAGGCGCAGCATCAGCCAGCCCAAAGGCATCGGATAAATCCTGAAACAGCGTGTTCGGGTCGTTTAGGACAACCGAGATTTCGTCAACGATGGCGATATTGTCAGGCATCAGAGATTCAGGCTCAGGTAATAGCCCGATGTGGTGTGGTTTTCACGCACATCGAAGTTGATCAAATCCGGCTTTTTATCCACAGCCGAACCCCAAGTAATCGTCTTGCGGGTAATTAAACCACGATCCATGACCGAATCACGATGAATCGGGATGGGGACGGTCACATTGTCTCCGGGTTCCAGCGCGAGGTTTGCCAGCACGGATTCAAAGCGGGAATGGAACTTGGCATCGCCGAATTCCTGATAGAACCGTTTAGCCAGGATTTCCGCCGCTGCGCGTTCACGGATCATCGGCATATCAAAGAAACGCTCGCGAGAATAGGAGCCATATTTCCGGGTGGCATCCAGCTTGGTGATGGATAGCGCACCATCCTGCCAAGTCTGTTTGGCGTAATGATAGTCCCTAGAAAAGCCATCCTTGCCGTAGTCATAATTGACCGTAATGTCGGTCGCTAGTTGCGAAACCGGCGAGCGGGACAGGCTCATGGATTTCATCACCACATCGGAGGTGGTCAGGGTATCGTCTGCGCTTGGGGTGTCCGGCAGATATTTGAGATAGGCAATGCCGTTGCGCCAGATGCAGACCATGTTGGAGTGTAGGAGCATTTCCCCGATCAGGTCGCGTAGTTGGTTTGTGGAATTGATCGCAAAGTCTAGGCAATGAATCGACTTCTCATTGTATGCCTTTGCACTCTCTCCCTCTCGCAGGATCGGCAGGACAGAATTGCCCAACTCAGAATCCGGCGATAGATTGGTCGCAGACTCCGAACTGACATTGACCAGTTCACGCATTCTCGGCCAAATATCCTCGGCAGTATCAAGGCTGGAAAAGGTATTCCAAACCTTGCTGAATGCCGCGACCATCTCTGCCTCATTTACAAACTCAACAATATCCGCATCGCCTTCCGTGCCATTGACCGGGTTTTGCGCGTACTTGTTGATGATCGTCTTGATCTGTTCATGCGGCATCTTATATCCGACCGATCCGTCAGGGTTGCCGATCACATCACAAGTGATTTGCAGATTACTGCGGACTTGGGCAAGGCCAAAAGGCAGATCAAGATTTAGATAGCCCACATCGGCATTGTCGCCAGACTTTGAGGCTTCGCCTAGTTTCTCAACTTCGGAAGCAGACAATCCGGTGTTGGATTCGCCTGCTGGAGTTGGAAGTTCTGATTCTACTGTCAGCAGCGCACCCCCAAATGGGCCGCCGGGGACAGTTTGATAATCATAAAAAATTTCGCCAGAAAAATTGTCTGTTCGTTCAAATCCAATCTTTATGTAATTGATTCGATAAATCAGCCAAGCCCAATTGATAGCTGATGCTGGAGTGACTCTAAAAATAACAGAGCATTCGGGGCTGTTGCTTGTGAACCTTATTGGATTAGTTATGTATATGCCTCTTGACGAATCATAAATTTGATTCTGATAGCTTCCGCTTTTTATCTCGACCTGCGTGGAGCCTGATACTGTAAAGGCAAAACTAAGATCCAAAGCCCAGTTGAAGGTTCGCTCTGCGCCGATGTAGTGAGTATGACCAGGATCATTGATGATAATTGCATCAAGAACGCCGCTGGTATCCACAACAAATTTGTCGTTTTCATCAACTTGCAAGGCGAGGCGAGCGACATTTTCTAGCTTGTCAAATGGGATGGTCAGATAGGATCTAGCTAGTCCGTCTTTGGCGTATTCCGTGCTGTTTAGTTTGATGATGAAATCATCATAATTTTCAAGCGGTACGCCATTGACGCGGATGTTGTTGATCCGCTGCACAGGATGATCTGCGACAAGGAATACCTCATCTTCGCTATAAACGGATCGCTGACTTTGACTGATTGCATCGCCGCGCTTTAATCCATAAAAAGGAATCGGCTTTTCTAGGATTAGCTTCCAAAGATTGCGTGGATAATTTTGAAATCTTGTTGATTCAACATCTCCAATCAAACTAGGGTCATAATCTTCGTAACCGCTGCCGGCGATAATTGATGGTTCAGATATAGCAGAAAGCATGATCGTGCCGGTATAGTCCATCAATTCAAGCCAGCCAAACCCTTCCGCCGGCTCATATAGTTGAATGGTCGTGGTGTCTATGCTTTCAACTTTTAGCGGAACTTCGTTTTCTTGACCGCCGGCTGCTTCAATCAGAATCCACGGCGCATCTGCTCCTGACAATCCCATTGAATCGAAGTCATCAAACCACCCGGCATCTACCGTAATGGTTCCATTGAGCGAATCAATTTCTCCATAAAATGAAACAGGGCCAAAGTTCTCGGTATAGTTGTCCTCTACATCATCGGCGAGTGTGACTGTTTTTTCTGTCGCAGATTCAACCTCTGCAATAAGCAAACTGTCATAGGAATCATAGATGTTGATTGAGCCTTCTGATCTTGTGTGCTCGTTGGTGTCAACGATTGAGGTTACAATCTGATTGATCTCGTTTGTTGCAACATACTGACCCTGCTCAACATCAACAACGCTTGATCCTGCGCCATAGACTGTCATCACATTGTTCTTGACAAGGATTGGATGAATACCGCCAGACGAAATCGCCCCAGAATACAGCGGTGAATAGGAGATGTTTTCTACATCGTGTTGAATATCTTTGACTGTGTGATAGCTGATGACGCTGCCATTTGAACTCTGCAAATAACCTTCTGTTATGGATGAGTCATTGCGCGCAACTGGATGCGTGATCTGAACTTCAAAATCTGTTTCAAGGCCGCTAAGGTCAAGAGTTTGCTGAACCTTCTTTCTGTACCAATGCGAAATATCATCAGCCACATATATGACATTATTGGCCGATTCAATCTCATATTTCAGGATAGATGTGATGCTAAATGTGCCTTCAAAATCCTCTGAAAACTTAATCCCAAATTCAATGCCTGTGTTGCCTTTTATTTGAACAACCGTAGAGATTGATGCAGAGCCTTCGTTTGCCCAGAACTGTCTGGTCTGAGATTGGACTCCTGAATAGTATCCATCAACGCAATTCTCAAAATCACCTAGAAGCCTAAACGATCCAGATGCCCAGTCAGATACCGTAATCTGAAAACTGTAATATTCGCCGGCATTCCAGTTGAGCGGCGCGATCAACCCATTAAGGGCAAAAACTCTATCATCAGTTGCCCTTGTCAGCGCGATTCCTGTGCCATCTTCTGATGTTGTAAATCCTTCGGCAACGCCGGCATAGTGATACCAATAGCCGCCAGCGGTGTTTGCATACATCTGTTCGGTGGTTTGCTTAAAACTGCCTTCTGGCGAGCCACCTGCCCAGATCGTTTCTGTGGTGTAGGTGGGCGTTGCTTCCTCGGCAACATAAGTCGTGAACTGCCCGGTAATCGAACGGCAGACATGATCCTTTGCGCGTCCAACAATGATCGGCATGGGAAGGCCAACATCCTCGCGACCTGCGCCGGGATAGTTCGCCTCATCCACAAGATTAGGCATCTGGCGGTCGTAGGAATAGGCAATGTCTTGCAGGTTGAAAGACACCGAATCCTCGGTAATCTCAATATCGCCCTCAACCGTGCCTGCGAACATGATCTCAGCATCGGTCACAGATCCGTCTGATTCCTCGAAGCCCAGATAAACGGTGGCGGTCATCCCCGGCTGGATCACGGAAATCAACTGGTCAATGTTGTTCCCTACTTGAACAGACATTTCCCCGAATACCTGCTGAGAGGCATCCAGATTGAAGTCCAGAGTTGACAGCTTTACTAGGCGAGCCTGATAGGTGTTCCCGCCATAGGTAATGCCGCGTTCTGACCAGCGATATACGGTGGTGATGAGGCTGCCCTCGCCGGGATCATCCGCAGAAACATATTCCTTCAGCGTGTAGTCCATAAAGACAACCGGGTTGAAAGTCCCGGCTGCTAGTTTGGTCTGGAATCCTGCGCTAAATGTTCTCATGGCGTTTCGAGTAGATTGAAAGTTGCGCGGTAAAAGCGACCCTTGAAGATTTCGGTGATCGTCAAATCATCCTCGAATCGTACCGTATAGGTGTTGTCGTAGGGGTCTGTGTATTCAAATTGTTTCTCGGAGCCGTTCACGGTTGAGTCGTAGAAGGTTTCCAGATCATCGCGCTCGGATTGGCTTTCCAACACAATAGAAGAAATCACATAGCGGTAGCTGGTGACTGCTCGCGCGTACACATAAACGCTGCCATCTTCCATCATCACTTCGGTGTTGTGCTTCACTACCTGACGCTCATAGGGAGCCTCTGGATCATTGGTGAACACATAGGAAGCCGTTGGGCTTGCTGCGGTAGGGTAGTCAAATCTCATTAGATGCCTGCCAGATTCAGCCCGATACGGCTGGTGCGGATGGACATATCCCCACGCGAGGCAAGGGCATTGTCCACGCCATGCCGTGAGTTTGAGGTGTAAATATTATTGATGACGGTTGTGCCGCCGGATTTATTGCTGATCGCCCCAGACTTGTTTGGGGTGAACAATTCGGGGCCACGCTCGCCCACAAGGTAGGAGCCGCCTGCACGGACTGGGCCGCCAGATGCTCGGAGTCCAGCAGTAGCAGGGGCAGCATTCCTAGCAGCTTCCGCTTCTGGGCCAGTCATGGACATTCCAAGCCCAACACCAGCACTTCTGCCAACTTCAGCAAGGGCTTTTTTGTATCTTTCTAAAGCACGAGCCGCCGCGCTGATTGCGCCCGCCATGTTAGAAAAGAAAGTTGTTATTGAGTTCAAAGTACCGGTTAAGCCTTTGAGTGAGATATTCAAATCTTTGAATGTGTCATTTATATCAACAACTAGCTGCTTGACAGTTCCAAAGCTATCTTGTCCAGCCTTTACCCATGCTTCTTGATCTCGAATGTTTCCATCATAGCCAGAAGATGACATTGCCATCGCCTGCATAAATGCGCCAATGAAACCGCTTACAAAGTCAATCGCATTGTTAAATGTGTCAGCAATAATCTTTTGCCAGTTTTCTGCTGCCTGACCAGATTGGTTGAAGTATTCATTCCATGCTTCCATGAATTGAGATACGCGCAACTCAAGATGCGGAATTACTTGATCGGCAATTTTGGCTCGAAATTCTGTCCACAAATCGCCTAGATTCGAGAACATACCGGCTAGAGTTTTTGAGCGTTCTTCCATCGCCCCTGCATATTTCTCATTCCAAATCGCCATCAAGGTGCTTGTGATCATTTCACGGTTATTCCGGTCAATGATCTTGTAGGTTTCCTTGCCCATCTTGTCGGTGAAGGCGAGAGCGGTCTGCCCGACCTGCTCAAGAGATGCCCCCATCTTTTCGGCGTTGGACTTAGTGATCTGAATGGCCTTAATGCCAAATTCTTTCAGACGCTCAAACTCACCTGTCTGGGCATCGGCTAATGCTTCCACAGCCATGTTGATGTCTTTACCTAACGCAGAAGCGGTATCGCCTAGCGTTGACATTACATCTTGGCCTTTGATGCCATAAGCGGCCAACTTGACGAATGAATTGGTCAAGTCATTGATTGAATATGGGGTCTTTTTGGCAAACTCTTGAAGCCACTTAAAGGCTTCGTTTGCTTTTTCCTGCGAGCCTAGAACGGTTTTGAGCGTGGCCTCGTAGGTTTCAAATTCCATTCCAACATCAATGATGCTTTTAGCTAACGATCCAATGCCGTAGCTTCCAGCTAATGTCAGGATGCCTGTCTTGAGGTTGAAGATTGCGCCAGTTAGTTTTGAAAAGACATTCTTGAAGCCGGTTCCAAAACTTTTCGTGACTTTGCCGAGCGATGTGATGCTTCTGGAAACTGACTTGATGACAGCAGTTGCCTTATCGCGGGCAGAAATCAGAATTTCAAGTTGATTCGCTGATAATGCCATCGAAAGCCTCCATTGCTTCTACGAGTTTATTTGGCTGCTCGGCCCATGTTCCCCGGTTTGGGTACTGATGTTCCTTCCAGTATGGATACACCCGCAAGTATTCATTCATCTCGTGCCAGTCAATAACCGGGCATCTGTTGGTGCTTCCCTTGATTCCAAAGGCCATCACCGGTGCGAGAGATTTTGTAAAACAGCCCCTAGCCTCTTTGTTCTGTGGAGTACATGACTTGCACTCGAACATCAGCTTGGTCTGCATAACAGCACCTAACGCTTTTTTTTGTCATCACCCCCAAAGCCATTGAGTGACAGCGCGATGTTTCCTAATTCCTCAACAACATTCAATGAACCGAGTTTGTCCATTGTTTGATCGGAGGCTTTGCCGCCAACAATCTTCACATCAAATGGGCCGTTTTCAATCTTACGGATCGAGTGGGCCAATGCTTCGGCAGTCAAACCGAAGATGTTGGTCTTGATGTTTTGATTGCCGCCGTGATCAACATCGAAACTGATGTGGCGATCTTTAATGCCCTGAAATTTAATATAGCTGATGGTTCCAAGAACAAAGCGAGTTGGTTCCTCGCCATCAATAAATTTCAGGAAAGATTCGTCAAAATCTTCACGATACCGGTCAAAGTCGCTTTTCTCAGCGTCAACCGCTGGATCATTGGAAACGATGACCGATACCGTGTCAGACTTATCAATGGATTTGAAAGCCATTAGCTAACAGTTCCCTTTGAGAGTGCGCCAGTTCCAATGCCGCTGAAACTAAAACCCATAAGACCATCAGCAGATGCTTCGATGCTGACTTCCTGAAGGATAATAGTTCCTGAGTATTCATCGTCACCAGCCGTGTCGCCTTCGGTGCGAAGTTTTACAGAAACAGATGAATCGCCAGTCAGAATATCGGCAATAGTGGCAACCTGCCCGCTAGTGTCATCCGGATCGTGATAGCCAGAAGCTTCAACACTCCAATTCTTGCTAGTGGCAGTATTGGTAGTCCAGGTGTCGCCAAAGCCAAAAGATTCTTCGGTGTTCTGGGTGATGGTCAAGGTAAAGCTATTCAGCTCCCCAATCAGGTCGGTTCCATAAAAGACAGAACCAGATTTTCCGCTTACTACTGCCATTGCAGTCTCCTTTTTAGGTTGTGCCGCGTGTAAATTGATATAAAACGCTGACGGTCAAAATGATTCCGCCGATTGGGTCAATAGCCCCCTCATCAGTTTCTATTGTAGTCACTTGAGTATCAACCGCAAAGCCGCCGCGCGTTCTGTCGGCATCTAGGGCTTCTTCGATTGATTCGATGAGTTCATTTCTGGCCGTGTCGATATTTGCCGCTTTGACAAATCCGGTCAGCCGATAATTGATAGTCCCATGCCTCTGGGTTGAGGCCGATCCAATAGTGGCATCCTCACGGCCCTCAGAAGCCGTTTCAACAAGGATTGCAGGATACTGGGCATTGGATAGCTTCTCAAAGTCAAAAGGCTCTCTAGTGACATAGGAGGCGGCCACAGGGCTACTCATGGCTTGCAGAGTAGTCACGATGTTGGCGGCGATGGATTCTCTAAGGCTCATGTTTCAAATTTTCTCACAAAGGCTCTGCGAACTTGATCAATTTCGCCTGCGTTTAGGCCAAAGAAAGGACGCTTCGCGTTATTGAAGGCAGCCTTTTTAGCCTCAGTTGCTCTAGTAAAAAACAGTCTTGCTTGATCTTTTTTTGCCTTGTGGGTGATGGCCCCGAGCATGTTGCCAGTCACCATCAGATTCACGATTCCGGAAGCGTCCCCGCTGAATCCTTTTCTTTTCGGAGTTTTCTTCCAGCCAGCCCTTTTTGCTTTGGCATATCCGGATGAATATCGAGCGAACCTACCCTGATAGCCGATACCTTTTTCTGTCCGATCAAGAATAATCTGTTCAGCCTTTATTGCCGCAACTTTCAATGACGATTCTGTTTTTTTGGTAATGCCTTCAAGAGCGGCATCCAAAAACCTTTTTGCAAATTTACCGTCTATTAAAATGTCGATGTTCACCGGAACAGGCGTCCTGAATAACGAGGCTGCTTTTCAGCATTGGTCACGGTCGAGTCATTGTCCGCATCGTATTCCACGCCATCACGGAAAATGGCATCCATTTCCTCGGAATAGCGGGCGCGATAAAACTCGATCATGTTCTGGAAGCGGTCGCCATCTACCCAGTTGGTCAACTGCGGCAGCGCATAACGCCACAGGACAAGGTAGGAAGCGGCTCGCGTCCATTGGGAATCTGTTAGGAGGGTTGCGTCAAGTTCGCCGGAAAAACCGGTCTTATCCCACCATTTATTGCGGATCTCGCGCTCAATATCGGCCTGCGCGCGGGCGTGTTCATCGGTAAAGGACGAAATGCCTAGCGTCAGAATATCCGGCAGAAGAGCGGTTAAATCTGAATCTGTCGAAAAAGCCATGTCCTGCTCCCATGCTATGAAAACCCCCACCCCCCGAAGGGGGCAGGGATTCTAGGGCTTACAGGCCAGCGTCGAAGTACATTTCTACGCCGTAGGAATCATCCAATTCGCCAACACCGTACACGGCGGTAGCGTTGAGTTCCCATGCACGCAGAGATGCGTCACGCTGAGTTTCGCTGTTG